CGCAAGGTCATCTACGCCTGTCTGAAGAAGAACCTGACGTCAGACATGAAGGTGGCGCAGCTGGCGGGCTACATCGCCGAGCAGACGGCCTATCACCACGGTGAGGCGAGCCTACAGGGCACTATTGTGAATTTGGCCCAGAATTTCGTGGGCGCCAACAACCTCAACCTCCTCGAGCCCTCTGGGCAGTTTGGCACGCGCCTGGCAGGTGGCAAGGACGCGGCCAGCTCCCGTTACATCTTCACACGTTTGAGTCCACAGACGCGCAAGATATTTGATCCGTCTGACAATTCTGTTCTGAAATACGTGATGGATGACGGGCAGCAGGTGGAGCCGGAGTTTTACGCACCAATTGTGCCGATGATTCTGGTCAACGGCGCAGAGGGTATCGGTACCGGATTCAGCTGCTACGTGCCACCGTATGATATTGATATCATCAAGCACAACATTCAGTGTGCACTTGACCAGGTGGCGATGGTTCCCATGGTGCCGCACTTCAAGGGCTTCAAGGGGAAGGTGACCAAGACAAAGGAGCACACATGGGTCTTGCAAGGTGTGGTGGTGAAGGAGGGGACGCAGCTGCACGTGACGGAGCTACCACCCGGTCTATGGATTCAGGACTTCAAGGAGCACCTGGACGCGCTCGTGGAAAAGGGCACCATCCAGAAGTTCGAGAATCACTCGACGGAGACGGCTCCAGACTTTCGCATATGGGGCGCGGCCTTCGAACTAGAAGACGCCCCCAAAGAGCTGGGAATGACCAAGACGATCCACACTTCGAATATGCATCTTATTGGCCCTAACGGGGCGGTCAAGAAGTACAACAGCCCAGAGGAGATCCTAGTGGACTATCTGGAGGTGCGGTTGGGCGTGTACAAGAAACGCAAGGCGTGGCAGCTCAAGCAGATCGAGACGGAGGTGAGCTGGCTCTCGGAAAAGTCGCGATTCATCCGAGACGTCGCGGTGGCGCCGCGGATCCAAGTGTTCAACACGCCTCTTGAGCAGATCCACGCCCAGCTGCGGAGAGAGAAGTACGACGAGGCTCTGTGGCCCAAGCTACTCGATATCAAGACGTACCAGTACACAAAGGAGGAGGTGGCGAAACTCGAGGCGCTGTGTACAGCCAAGCGGGCCGAACATGCGAAGCTCAAGGCTACAAGTGTGGTGCAGCTGTGGAAAAATAACCTGGGTGAAATTTAGATGGCACTTGACAAGGTGCTCGACTTGGAGCGCAAGGCACAGGCGCCGGTGCTCGACTTTTTCAAAAGAGCTCCCCAAGTCTTTGAAAATGTGCTCAATTTTGAACGCAAAATTCAAAAAGACATATTCAACTTCTTTAACAAAGAAGTCAAAGAGCTTGTCGTGCCCCCTCTTGTGCCACCACCTGCCGCCCCCGTTCCAGGCGTGAACGTCGTATTGAATCCAATAGAAATTAACGGGTTCTATTTACTTTCCGGAAATAACTATGTGACGTTCTATGCCACTACTAATAATACGACCCGCAACACAATCAGGGAAGGTTGGACAGCAACTGGAATAACGGGTCTGGCTGGACAGCTCATTGTTGAAGGCGGTTTGGATTTAAATTTAAAAATGGAGAACAGAGTCGTCAAGATATCTGACACCACATCAGAGTCCTACGTGTGGTCTTTCAGAATTCAATCAGACACAGAACAGATTGTAGCGCCATACCAATACGTTACGGGTGCGACTCTTTATCCACCTGGTCAAATTGACTACACGTCTATGAAACGCCAAGAAGAGGTGACGGGACGCTATTTTGTAGCTCAGAATGTACTTCAATTTGAATTTACCAATGCGCCCCCCGCTGGTTTTGGGCCAGGGTGGACTATGGAGAAATTAAAGGGATACACAACTAAATTTAGGGTAGTGTCATATAACGATATTAGTTTAAATAAATGGATTTCCGGTACTTTGACTTTGGTTAAAGATATGTTCGCAATTTTAACCCCAATTGACGGTAGCATACCAGAAAATACCACAGAGCCAGTCAATACTACAGGGATCGTCAAGGAACCGGGGTTCTTGAGCGCCTTTGTTCCTGCCAATTTTACGAATTTCGACAAGAGCATGGCAGCGGGGCTTGAGAAATTTCAAATTGAAATTAATCAAAGTGTGAGGGGTGGCACAACAACCGTCCCTCTCCGGGATCTCAATACTGGATTTAAATATGTAAATCCTGAAAAAGGTCCTTTCAGTGATGTGACGGGAAGAGGGTTCAGCTCGGGGTCGGTAATGGCGCTCCACGCCATAGGTCCACAGGAGGACCATCTCCTCTTGGAAGACTTCAGCAAGTCTCAATGGAACCCTGAATTCAAACGTCATACAAATTCCGTCATGTATCAGCGCATAATTCCTTTCCCTCCCCCCAACCCCTCATACCAGAACCAGACTATTCAGTTGGAGCTCTTACCTACTGAGCTTGGGCATCTCTTGTCGAATATGTACCTCAAAGTGACTATGCCTGCATTACCCACGGGTTCACAGTACTCTGCACAGCTTGGCCGCGCCTTGATAAAGCAGGTGGACCTCCTTGTGAATGAGACTGTCATCGAGACCCTCTATGACGATTGGTATATCATTCGCGATCAGTTATTCCTAGACGCGGATGAGCAAACAGGTATGTTTCAGGCTGTCGGTGGTTCAAATATCAACTCCCAGGTTGCGACCGATTACATCATCCCCTTGGAGTTTTTCTTCTGCCGCCGCAAGACCCATAACGACCAAGACGATGAACGCCTCCGCCGCCCTTATTTTCCTCTCTGTGCGATGTGGAATCAGCGGCTGTACGTGCGTTTCACCTTTCAACCCAACACGTGGTGGTGCAACGTGGCGGCGCCCCACAACACCGACTTGGTGTTGCCCAAACTCGTGACTGAAGAAATTTTACTTGAAAATGCAGAAAAATTGTACTACACCAACACGCCCCTAAAATACATTGTGAACCGTGTCAAGAAAGAGTCCACACTTGCGTTTTCGGCCGGCAACCCCCAACTCCAACTCACCGCCTCCTTCCCCGTCCAGACCCTGGCATGGTTCTTTAGGAACAAAAATTACGAAGACGTTTCTTCAGGTCTTTATTCGGACTCGCGCTACAACTATGGCTACACGACGCAGTATATTCAAACTGGAATTCAGTTAAACTTTCCTTCGGGAGTGTCCAACTACGTAGACGTGATTGATACTGCCAAGATTACACTCAACAACGTTGATATTCTGAGCACGTTCCAGGGGTCGTTGTACTACACCTTCAAACAACCTATGGAACATGGACTTTCCATTCCTTCAAAAAGTATTTATAGTTATTCATTCGGGCTCACACCCAAGGAGTACAACCAGGGTGGGTACCTCAATTTTTCCAAGCTGAACTCGCAGACCACGACTCTGACGCTGGTTTTCAACCCTAGCTATGCAACGCAGATTTCTCAGGGGTACAATTTGTATATGTTTTACTATGGCTACACTCTTCTGGAGTTCCAGGGCGGCTTTGCTCGTCTTCCCTATGTTTGATAGGGACCTTCTCGAGGTATTCAATGATGCCGTTCTGTACACACCACCGAAGGAAGTTCAGCTGGGCACATGTCGTCGTGAACCCCTGGAACTCGACGCGCTCCGTACGACAAAATGGGTCGAACAGCTTCTTGCTGTAGCCATCCAGACTCGACTTGTAGGCCACGTGGACAGTAAACATCTTGCCAGATGGCGTGGTGTACGTCACGTGGTTATTCTTGGCGTAGTTGGTCACGAACCACTCGAGCTTGCGAAGGGATATGCCCTTGCGGTGACCCAGAATATCGTGCAGCTTTTCACGATTCTCTGGTACATCAAAAAATTTGGAGAGGCTCGTCAGCAGCAAATCTGACTTGCTCATTGATAATTATGGTTCGCGTCTCTCTAACTATTTTTCCCAAGGCGCCTTGACCCTCTCAACTTGCTTTGGAGGTGGCGGCGGCACCTGCGACTGATGGAAACCACAGTAACCGTTTTCCTTGGGCTCCTTGAGACACCGCTTCTTGCTCTTCAGAATTCCCTTGCAGAAAGAGCATTTGATATTGGCCGTGTCCTTGATGAGCTGGTCAATAGGCAGGTCATAAGCCTTTGAAATAACCTTAAGGGTCTCGGATATCTGAAGGCCGACACGTCGCGACACCTCCTCTTCGATGAGTTGGAGAATCTGTTGTTCCATTCTACTTACTAATTTTGGGCACGAAATGTTTATGCCACCTTCCGGGCGAACATAGACAAGAATGCCTTGCGCGCTTCAACCTCAGTCGTGCTCTCCGTCTTGGCCATGAATTTCTTGTCAAAAATAAGGTCGGCACTGACGAGAGGTTCGAGGAGATCCTGTACCGGCTTTTTGAACTGGTTGGTGAAATAGTACTGGAAGTCAAGCGGTACATTCTTTTCACGGACCCATGCTGGGTCCTCCGCCTTTTCATACATCCTACCATCCCCCTTGACGATCACAAACGCGACGCGGTCACCCTGCTGAGGCTCCGAACCTGGCGCACGGGCCCTGACCTTGTCGCGGACCGCCACGTGAGGCTGCGGCACCTTGTACTCGGCCGCCAGTTGCTTGCTCATCAGCAACTTCTCGATAGGCACCTTTCCCTGAATCAGGGTTTTAGCCGCCTCCCTCGCGGCCGTGATGACAGGGTTCGGGTCGCTCGACTCGAGCACCATTTCCAGAAGCTTTTTGAGCGTCTCGCGAACGAAAGGACAGCTGTCGCGCCGCACAACCTGTAGACCCTTGACGTCAATCTTTTTGAACGCCACGAGTCGAGTCCCATCCTCTTTCAGTACAGGCGTCCCATCCTTGTTCGACTTGCCTTCGTACATCTTGGCTGCGTAGCGCTTTTTCGAATACAAAAAGTAAGGGCAATAAACCTTCTCAAGCTCCAGGTCGTTCGGCGCCTTGAACAGTTTCGTACACTGCTCAGCAGCCAGCTCACCCTGCTGCCACGAGTAGTCGATAGCCTCCTGACCCTTGCGACCCTGTACGTCAAACTCCACCATCACAGAGTCCGTGTCCCCATACCGCACCTTTGCTCCCGGAAAGTGCTCCTCGACGTAATTCTTGGTCTCCTCGATCATCTGGCGCCCGCGCATAGTAACGGTACTTGCGATGGCGACGCACGGAAGCATACCTTTGGAAGCGCCTGTAAACCCGTAGATCGAGTTCATACTGATCTTGTAGGCCAACTGCTGACCGTTGTAGACCGCCTCCATTGGCGTCCCTTCTGCCTGAGCCATCAGCTTTTTAGCCTTTTTGCGATACGCCTTGAGGTCCATCAAGATGACTGGGAGCAGGGAGGAAATGGGTTTACCATTTCCGTCGGTCTGGGCGAACCGGTGAGGCCCGAACTGCTCGTACTTGACGCCCGGCAAGTTGTCGTACCGGGCGTTCATAACAAGCGTTGAATAACACAAATTCTCGGCACACATGATGCTCGGGTACAGGCTCGCAAAGTCCAGGGCCGTGATGGGCGTGTAGTACGCTCCCGTCTGCGCATCAAGGACCGTCGCGCCCTGATACTGCTCATCTGTAGGGCCGTTCGGTCTGCGGAACGTCGGGATGACGAAATTCAACTCGCGGGCCTTTTTGGCCATCTGACTGAAAACCTTGATCTGCTGGCCGCGCTCACTCAGAAACGCCAAAGGGACCCAGCACGCCTTGGCCATCTCCACAACGTTCTGAATCTGACACAGTTTCGACATAAGAGCGTGTGGCAGCTCCGTATCCTTGATACAGTACTCAGCCACCTCTCCTAGCTTGACCGGATCGCCATCCTTGTACCGGCTGAAAATCTCTTTGACCGGCATATCATTCTTCTGATCCTTCAAAAAGTGCTTGGAGACGTTATTCAAAGAGTAGCTCTCGAGTTTGTGCTCACGCTTGACATCTTGGAACAGATCGAAAACGTACCGGCCTTTCATATGCACCATCTTAAGCTCGTTGTTTCCGAGGGCACTCGAACTGAGGTTCTTTTCCACCAGTTCCGCCACCTCCCCACGAATACGGCCCCACACGGGGTTCAGACCGCAGTGAATAGTCGCGCGGATAATCAGAAACTCCAAGTCGAACCCGAAGATGTTCCACCCCGTGATAATGTCCGGATCAATTTTGATAAGGTACTTTTGGAAGGCGACCAAAAGCTCCTTTTCAGTCTCGAAGCATTCCACGTCAGGTCCGGCCGTCTGCTTGAGGCACAGGCACTTGCGGTCCAGAAAGCCGTCTTTGCCAAACTCCTTGGTTGTCATACCAATCTGAAACACGACATCGTGTGGGTTTTTGGGGTCCGGAAAGGCTCCCGTACTCGAGTAACACTCAATGTCGAACGACATGATACGAAGAGGCGCAAAGTCATCCCGGGGCAGTGGAGTAATCAGCCGCCAGTTTGGGGCCCATAGGTTCACCTCACACGTCGACTCGGCGTCAGGTTCACAAAGTCCGGGCTCGATCCAACCGGTCGACGTGCATCCAGACACGTGCATGAAACGCAAGACGGGGTCTATATTCGACTCGTACATCTTACACCCGGCAAGTTCGGGATGTTTGTTGTTGTCAACACAGTACGCAAAGCTCCGGAGGGCCCTGTGCGTCTTGAATTCGACCTTCAAAAAGCGCGAGAGCTCTCCGTTCTGGAATCCCCAAAGATCCCTACCGCGGTGAACCTCGCACGACACGAGGCCACGCCAAAAGGTGCTCTTGATGAAGCTCTTGAGGTCCTTGTCCGTCTTGATGAAACAGTACGGGTTGAATTTCGTCCCGAGGGAGACGGATTTGCCGTCCTCGGCACGACCAAAAATTCTGATCGTAAATTGATCATCCTGATCCTGGCCGTCCCATGCGACGGCCTGGAAGGCTTTCATTGTTTTTTAAACGCTTCTACTTCTTAACTGAAAAGTTCCAGCTTGGCGCGGCGGCGAGGGCTTTGAACTCGGGCAGCGTGTAGTAGCCGGTGAACTCTGGATACTTTTTATTTACAACGTATTTAACCTGGCGGTGATTGTTAGTCTCTAACGTTCCGTTTTTTGCTTTGAAAACATACGCACCTGACGCCTTGGTGAAGCCCACCACCCTGCGAGGGGATCTCTTGGGGCTTGGGGTCTTGCGACGCGGGCTCGCGCTCTTGGTCTTGCAGAACTTGCCGAAGCAACTGAACATTTATATTAAGTTATTTAATTTCCCGTGGACCCGAAACCCGCCGCCCCTCGGCGAGATGCCTCGGCAGCGTAGACCCCGCGCTCCGTCACGAGGCCCGTACACTCACTCGGCACCTCGACCACCTCCGGGGTGACGCACTGCTCAAGAATCAACTGGGCAATACGGTAGCCCGGACGGATCACAAAAGGCTGATTGACGTCCAGGTTTTGCAGGACCACCTTGACCTCGCCCGTGTAGTCCGGGTCGATCACACCCGCCAGAGTGTCCAAACCGTGCTTCACGGCCAATCCAGATCTAGGACAAACTTGTCCATAAGTTCCCGGCGGGAGACTGACTGTGATACCGGTAGAGACGACCACACGGCGGCCAGGCAGTACGACGTAATTGTCAATGCTGAAAAGGTCATAGCCAACGGCACCTGGGGTTGCGCGCGCAGGCAGAATTGCATGAGGTACCAGCTTGGTGACATTGAGTGCCATTGTACTTTACAAACAAGGCACAGCTTTATATAGAGAACTAACCTGTGTGTATAACAAGATGGCTGGATTCCAGACAAAGACTTTCACAAAGCACGATGACTATATGACGCCCAAGACGGCGTGGGAGGCCATCAAGCAGTTCGTCCCCAAAGGCAAGGTGATCTGGGAGCCCTTCTATGGCGACGGCCGTTCAGGGGAGATTCTGCGTGAGATTGGGTTCGAGGTCATTCATCGAGACGAGGACTTTTTTGAAAATAATCACGGTGACATTATTGTTTCGAACCCTCCATTCACACTCGTTCCTCGAGTCCTCGAGAGACTCGTCGAGCTCGGCAAACCGTTTATTCTAATTATGCCGTCTCCTAAAATTTGCACCCAATATATGCGTAAACTATTTGCAAATACAGCGGACCCCATTCAGATTATCATCCCCCGGAAGCGTATCCAGTTTGTTAAACTTGTGGATGGTGAGGTCCCTGAGAATTATGATAGCAAATGCAACTTTGACTGCTTCTACTACTGCTGGAAGATTGGGCTCCCTCGTGACATTGTTTGGTTAGAGAATTAGGACCCATGTAACACAATGGAGTGCGTTTGGTGTCTGTCCTATTTCGACTGGGAAAGTCCTCTTCAACTTTGGTTTTTATCGACCGAAGAAAACGCCAAGGAGGCTATCAAGGAACTATTGACAGGACGCAAAGAGACTCACTTTCATATTTCAAAGTACACGGTCGACTCTGTGAAAAGGACGTTAGAGAACTGAGCCGCCTAAAAAGTAAATGGCAGTCAAGTCCCTTCTGCTTGACATCGATGGCGTCCTCGTGCGCGACCGCCTCCTGCTCGAGCACGTCAAGGACAACTGTGTAAAGTATGTGAGTGTCAAACTCCCCGAGGCCAAGAACCCCCGGGACGTGAACAAGATCCTGTACATGTCGCACGGCCACACGGCTCGGGGTCTCCAGAAAGCGTTTCAGGTGGATGCAAGCGACTTCAACGCCAGGGTGTACGATAAGCGCCTCCTGGAGCACCTGGCCGAGGTCATCTACGGCACAGAGTTTCAGCTAGAGGCCAAGGAGATCCACGCGTTGACCAAGAAAGACTGGAAGGTGACCCTGTTCACTAATTCACCGATCGAATGGGCCGGTCCTGTGGCCCGTGCGATTAGTGATGAGATCCATGTTGTGTGTGCAGGTTCAGATGCCACCACAGGCCCTCTCAAGCCAGAGGCGGATATGTACACACAGTTTCAGAAACACCTGACGCATATTTACGTTGATGATTCACTGAAAAACCTGGATACGGCCAGGTGGCTGCCAAACTGGCACCCCGTACTCTTCAACCAGGACGCCAAAGAGGATCGCCTCTGGTGTCCTCAAGTGGGATCTATTTGGGAGACGTGTCTGTTTGTAAACTCGGTCGACCAGTGGATCCATGATAATCACTTCAACTAGAAGTGTCTTTGGATATTCTGTACAAAATATAGTCCAGGTCAAGGAATAGCATTTCTATATTTTTAGTCAAAATTCGTTGATAAGAAAAGCTAGGGTCGAGTTGTTTCGCAAGCCCCTCGAGGAGTGAATAGGTCCTGAGGATCACAAGGGTCGTGGAGTCCAGTTCAACTGGAACCTTCGACGCCTTTTCCCGAATCTCTGGGGAATTCACGGTGAAGGAGCTCAGGTCAAGCGTGTTGAGATAATCAAAATACTGTTTAACAAAAATCTTAGTCACCTCCCGATCACGGACAGTCATCCCCATGAGGACCATATTGTCCATGACCGCATCGACGTTGCTCGTCTGAACCCCATATACAAAGTCGCGTATCGCGGACTTGTACGTGTCCGTCACCTTGATGATGTTCCCAAAGTCGTACAAGACGAGAGACCCAGCGGTGCCCAGACCCAGGTTCCCAGTGTGCAAGTCGCCGTGAATGACCCCTTCGTAAAGCAGCTGCTCGAGGAACATATTGATGAGCCGTTCAGCCTTGAAGGGCGCCTCTATGCGTTCAGAGGGCGTGTAGTCCATGACGATGACGTCATCGTTCGACAGACGGGAATAGGGCCGTGGGATCCTGACGTCATCACGGTCTCGATACATGTCCCGAAACAGAGCTATGTTTTTGATCTCCTTTTTGAAATCCAGCTCTGCCAGTAGCCCCTGTTCAAACTCCTTGAGCCAAGGATTCATGAATTCTATTCCGAAATTGGGGATCAGGGACAAGAGGCTCGTTCCGGTTCGAATCAGGTCCAGGTCTTCTTTAATCTGCGCCTCAATTCCGGGTCTCTTGAATTTTAAAACAATATTCTTATTCTTCAACTTGGCCCGGTGGACCTGAGCTATGGACGCCGATGCGATAGGCACCGGATCAACCTCGGAAACTTCCTTTGGAATTTTATTCTTAAATTCAGAAAAGTCTACAGGTGACACATTGTCCCTGAGGGGCGCCAGGTCCTTTGAGAATTCCTTTCCAAAAATGTCTGGCCTGTTGGAGATGAACTGACCCACCTTTATGTATGTAGGCCCTGCACCATCAAGAGCCTTGCGGAGCCACTTGCCCCGTTCTGCGGGTGGAACCATCTTGAGCCCGACTCCTATTTCCAGAGGCCGGACTGAACGTGGTGACCGTAGACGCGGAAATGACGGAATCATTTCCCTTCCCTATTAAGGTTTCCCTATTTTATTTGCAAATCTAAGAACGGCTACAATACCCCTAACAATACAAGCGCATATGTGACGGTACATTCTTACTCTTCGTCAACAATATCATCCTCGTCACCCCGCCACATATCCTGCGTCTTGTCGAAAAAGTCCTTGATGAACTGCTGCTCCTCCTTGGCCGTCTTCTTCAGAGCCTCGTGGATCTCCTTGAACGAGTCCATGCGCTTGGACTCGGCCACACGCCGGGCACGGGCCAGACGCTTCGGCAGCTTGAAAACTGGCTGAGCCTTGGGTTCGGGAGTCGCACAGGCACGCACCAAAAGCATTAATATTATTATAGTTTTTATTTTTAAGTGATGGCGTGTTGCCAGGGTCCGGACCCCCTGTACGTCGTCCTGCCCTATTTCAACTTTTGTGGGTTCAGGCGACGTCGTCAATTATTTATTGAATTTGTAAACAGAATTTCAAAGACGCGAGGCATCAGGGTGGTCATCTCAGAGTCTCTTGGACCTGCTCCGCTCCCTGACCTGCCCGTGTGGCACCACTTGAAACTGCAAACCCCCCATCCCGTGTGGATCAAAGAGAACCTGGTGAACCTGGCCGTCACCGAGTTCCCAAACGACTGGAAGTACATGGCGTGGGTCGACGCGGACCTCACATTTTTGAACCTAAATTGGGTCCAGGACACCGTGACAGAGCTCGCGTCTTATGACATCGTCCAGCTGTTCCAGACGGCCGTGAACCTCGGGCCCACAGGAGAGTCCCTCAAGATTGACAAGAGTTTCGGCTACATGCACCGGGACAGTGGGACGCAGTATACGAAAACGGACCGGTACGGCTTTTGGCACCCTGGTTACGGCTGGGCCTGCACGCGCAAGGCGTTCGAGAAGATGAACGGCCTCATAGACTGGGCCATTCTCGGCTCAGGTGACAGGCACATGGCGCTCGCTTGGATAGGCCGCGTGAAAGACTCGGCACCGGGTGACATTCACGCCAACTATGCAGCCCTCCTTGGAGATTACCAAAAGGAGTGTAGAGGCCTCGAGATTTCCTATGTTCCCGGTACGATCCTTCACCACTGGCACGGCCGCTTCGAGGACCGCCGGTACAAGGAACGCTGGACAATTTTGACCAAAAATAACTTTGACCCGTGCAATGACATCTCAAGCACCGAGAAGGGTGTTATGCAGCTGAGTCGCAAAGGTTTTCGACTAATAAAGGAACTTCAGGAATATTTCACGGGACGCCGGGAAGATTCTTGAAAAACCGTGTTTTGGGAGGGTCACGAGGGAATGGGTACCATACCCGACCAAAAATGAACGCCATCCAGCGCGAGTACCTTCGCAACGCCCGCAAGGCTATCCGGATTGCAAACGAAGTCAAGTTTAACGCCTTCGCTTACAGTCTGCAGGTTTCGTGGGCCGAGTCGTACTGGCACAACTACCTCAAGTCTGTCCAGTCGCGGAACTTCAGGGCCCAAATGGACCAGCTCAAGGAGCTCCTGGAGCGCAAGGACACACACGCGGCCCTGCGTTATCTCGAGGGCCACTAGCGCCGCAGGTTCTGGTCAGGGTCTGCGCGCGTCGCGTACCACGCAACCGGCGCCTTGCGCTTCGTGACCAACACGTACTTGTACACGCGCGCTATGGCCCACTGTGACGCAGTGGCGCCTGGGCGGCTCCCGCCCGTCTTCCATGCCTTAAGGCCTCTGTTGTAGACCGTGTTGAGCGTCGAGCGGCTTATTCCCGTCCGACGCGCGATAGCCTCCTTGTTGAACTTCAAGCCCGGATATGTCCTGTGAAATAACATGGTCCATTTCGATTTGCGTTTCGTCCCTCCCCTGTTCGACCGTCCCATGCGCAACTTGCTATAGGGCACCCGTCTGCGTCTCATGAGTTCCAATTCCCTTCTTAATTTCATGGAGCGGCTCAAGCCAGTAAAGTACCGTTCAGGCCAGGCGCGTCTGAGCGTGACGTGTCTAGGTCTCATTAACACTTACTGAGAGTTAATTTTAATATTTTATAATAGAAATGCTTCGCAACAGAAACACCAACAACCTCATGGAGGAGCTCGAGGGCCGTCAAGCGGCTGTTCAACACGCCCAAGCCATCGGCCTTCCTGCATCCTACGCAAATTTCCACCGGAATCAGATCCGCGCCATCGAGAGCGAGTTGGCGCGTCGGTGGCGTGAGGAGGCCATGACCAGAAACGAGCCTCGCCGCCGTATTCGCGCCGCCAAAGTTATTCAGAAGGCTTTTAAAAATATGTATTACAAGCCAACTAATAATAATAATGTAACGGGACTGCGTGGCCGTGGATACCGCAAGGCCATCGCTCGCGCAACGGGTCGCGCCAACACTGAGAACCTCAACCGGAACGCACTCCGCATCGCGCGCCTCAACTACAACGCGCGCTTCAATGAAGGACAGGGCAGACTCGTTCAGGCGCGCAATTTGGCGAACAACCTGAGAATGAAGTACGGTGTAAATGCGGCCAACAACGCCCTCAGACGCGCACGCAACGCAGTCCGCCGCGAGAATGGATTATAAATTCTATACTAAAATTAATGAATAACCTGGCCATCCTAGGCCCGAACAAACTTCTCAACAAGAGTCTACGGAAGAACGCCCGTAGACTCGTGAAGACGACTATAAATAAGAATTGGTTCAAAAACGCTTATAAGTTCAGTAACCGCCACTATACGGTTATAAATGGACAGGGAAAGTTGGTGGGCTTTGCCTTGGTCAATAAGAATCACAGAAATCAAAAAGGGGACATGCGTATTCGTCTGATAGGCACCAACAAGGGGAAAGGGATAGGCAGACTGCTTATGAATCGCATCATATCTAACGCGCGCAACAGGGGACTAAATACGGTGACGCTCGAGTCGGTTCCAGAAGCTCGTGGTTTTTATAACAAGATGGGCTTCAGACCCATAGGTATCGGAAGCAATATGCGGTTCAATATACAAAGATCACCTTCTCTCCCGTCTCCAAAGCGGCCTTCATCTTCGTCAGCGTCTTCTGCGCGGTAGTCTGCGATCCCTCGAACGCGCCACCCTTGAATTCCTCTTCAAAATTAGCCACGTCCTCTTTTGTCAGGACCATAGTCTTGTTTCCCCACGCCACCCCCTCGGCTGGTCGTGCTGCGTCGTCATAGGCCTTGTTGAAGGCTTCGCGCGTCGGGAAGGCCTTGTCCTGATAAAGGTTACCGATCCAACTTAGAACGTCCGGGTCACTGAATTCGCCAAGCTTGTTGTGCCACGTGGGCTTGGCGAACTCAAGGAACTTGCGCTTAGGCGCGTACTTGATAGGGACGGTTGCGAACTTGACTAGGGCCATTTTGAGGTATCCCAGGCTTCTTAAGAGGCTCCTTGGGGGTCACACGACGCGTTTTTAGTGAGGTCGTACTGCTTTTTCAGCGCTTCGCGCACCCGAGTAAATTCTTCGGACATGGCGCGCCATACGGCCTCCTTGCACGACTCGTGTTCCGATTCGGAGTTGACGGGCTCGGTGCAGTGGGCGCACAACATTAAATTCAAAGTGGGCTTGCCCTTTATTTATTATCTCTCCCGAGCCATCTGACGGATGGCGTTTATAGCCTGGTTTTGAGGCATATTTTCAAGTATATTTTTCATTACTTGTGAAATGCCCAAATTCAGGTTTCTGAGCGTCTTGTGAATGCTAATCTTGCCGTTAGCATTGCGGCTCCATGTGATGCGCGTGTTGTTTGCAGGACCTATACCGTGCACCCGTCTGTGTGCGTTGTTTGCCGGGGGTGGTGATGCGCGCCGAGGGGTCACCCGCTTCGGGGGGCTCGGAGTTTTCTTTCGATGGCTTTCACCTATGAGGTTTGATTTTTGATGGAATACCCCCTTCGCGAAGTTTCTGAAGTTGGCACGGGCGCGTTCCATTTCCGCCTCGTAACCTCGACGCCATATCTTGTCTTCAAGGCGAGGACCAAACCCGTGTTTTTTAATCACATTTGAAATGACATTTCTACTCATGGTATGGTAGTTGATTGCGTTTGCATTTACGCCAAGTTTCTCTGCAAGTCTGTATAAAACTTCACCTGCTTTATTCAAATTAGCGACGGCCGCATTTAATTGTCGAGTCGCCTGTCGAGTGTTCTGGGGCGAAGAGATGGACTCGCGAAACGCCCTATTATACGCCCTCTCTTTTTTATGTACATTATTTGCAGCCGCCAATAGAGCGCGTTTTTGTACGAGAGTCAGTGGTGGCATACTTTAGGTCGATATTATTTCAGGAACGCCCGCAAAGTGGATAGGGCAACGTGGCGCGCGTGCGTCAAAGTACATGTAATCATCAAGTCCGTGCCAGACGCCCCTGTGCGTCCCGTGGCGACCCTGTATCCACCCATCTCCATATGGTTCTATATCTACGTAAACCTCCCACGTGTACACGTCGTACGACTCGTCAAAGTTAATATACAGAAGCTTCCGAAGCGCGGGAAAGTATCTGAAGGTTGTGGGTGCGATAGGCCACGGGACAAAGTCGGACTTTAGGAGTCTCCCGGGAGGGATGCCAAGTGCTCTGCGTGTGTCTATATCAGCGAACGAGGCTATTCGTTCGATGAGATGCCATGGGAGTTGGCTCCATATTTTTGGATCCATCTTGAGTTTTTAGGATCGAGTGGCTTTAAATCCAAGTCGTGATGAGAGCCGCCCATTCCTCGCCGCGGAACGTGACATTCTCCTCACAGTCGTACGATCCGTGCATAAAGTTCCGCCGGACGTTGTACACGTCTTCCGCGTCCTTCACGAAAAAGAACGCCGCCACCTGAGCCACGAGTCCATTATGTATATGTTTCTCTTCCCACCCTATTTCACGAAGTTCATCGTTGTTTAGCCAAGTAAATATCATTTAATATCTAAAGGTCGTTAGACTCTAAGAGCTCATCGACCGGTGACTTTTTTTGTTAACAAGTAGTAGTAATGTTGCGTGTAGGAAAGACCCTTTATCACGGTACTACGCAAAAACTTCCATCCGGCTTCCCGAACAAGCCAGACGGAAATTGGTTCGCAACGGATCCCATGCAGGCTATATTACATGCAGTTGTTCATGCCGGTCGGAACGCCAATAAGGTCCCGTACTTGTACATTTACAAGGTTACGAAGTCACCTAGGATTATAAGGTTCGCGTCAGCTAATAATTTCAATACGTACGCCAAAAGTCTCGGGTTTAAACTCCCCAATGGAAAAAATACGTTCGCATTCATGAGCCTAAATTACAACATTGCCGCAAGGCTATGCAAAAACAACGTGTACGACGGGTGGTGGTTTCCAGCTGATCAGACCCAAGTGATGTTGTGTAACCCATCTAAATTTCTGAAATTGGTCAAGGTTCTACATATTAGCCGCCCTCCCGGTGCTGCCTACAGAATGAGATTTAATAACGGAATGTGGAAAAAGAAGACTAACAATAAGATATCCACAGTCTCTCCAGGGAAACGCGCCGCTAACAACTACGAGAGACTCGCACAACGCGGCGCTAAAAAGCAAAACACTAACATAAACGCTAGTTCTCTTTTTAGAGTCTAAATATCAAAGGACTCTAAGAGCTCATCGACCGGTGACTTGTTCGAGAGGCCGTCCGGGCCCATCACCTCCTCGAACCACTTGCCTTGCGGTCCACACCTCTTAGCGTCATAACGCACGAGCTTGGCAAAGTCGTGGTAGACCTTGCCCTTACTCACGGCTACGATCGAGCGCCCGCACGTCTTGTCACCGGGGTTATAGTACAGGCAAACCTTGCAGAGGGCCGAGAGGCTCATTTACTCTTCACACGTCCCGAGTCTCTAAATAAAATCCCCCATAGTCTCAATGGTGAAATGGAACACGGGCTACACGACGAGTACAGGCGCGGCAATATTCTCTGAAAACGGCGAACTCTATTACAGAGAATATAATAGTCAGCCCTGGAGAGTAGTTCCGGGTGGGTTCAAATATTACAGAGAGATGCGGTCACCGAGTGGCCGGGTCATATACGAATCACCAGATCGCGTGAGCCGGTTGAAGAAGCGGTTCAATCAGGCGGCGCGCAAGATCCAGAACGCCTTCAGAGCGCACAGGTCTGCTAAACGTTCAGTCAAACGCAAAACCTCACCCAAGCGCTCCCCATACACGTTACGTAAAATCCCAAACACGCGACTCAACTAGATCCACATCACCATGGACTCCGGTCTATGGGACCGGGCATCTTGCGGACGACGTGTTCGAGATTCTTGATATCCTTATAGAGCCAACTTGGAGCCGTAAAAGGTGCTGATAATATATACATAAACGTGGTTCCTAGACGATCAATGATATAGTCTTCCTTTTCAAGAGGAGGTGAATAGGCGGCGGTTCTCAGCGTTACATACGTATATGCGCCCACGGCATATTTTATGAAAATAGTTTGCATTAGTCTTTCAAGCACTTGTCGTCTCTAATAGCCACGCCGTCCCAGAGGGTTTCCAGGGCGCTTCTGCCGTCCGGCGCCACCGCGGGTCCTTGGCGAAGAT